AGAGAACTTGGATTCGCCGCTCAGAAATTCCCCATCGCTCTGCGGCATCCTGAATGGTAATGTACTCCATTAAACCACGCCTCGGTTTCAAAAATAGTCTTTTCGACCCGTTTCATTATATGCCGCCAGCCGAATAAAGTCAAGCATGAAGGGGGACCATCCCAAAATAAAACGATAGCCTACAAATTAAACGGTAGCCCTAAAAACAAACGATAATCCCACTGCCATCCGGCTCCATTAAGGCCTGGATTGGCGGTGCGCTATCGTTCTGCTGGGCAACAGCAGATACCTCAAAAGCCAGAATGCCCTTGAAATCAAGGCTTTCAGGCAAAAAGAAAGCACCGCAATCCTGATACGCTTTGTATCAAAATTGCGGTGCTTATTTGGTGGAGCGGAACACGCAATATCCGAACACGAGATTGTTGCCGTGTTCTGCCCGGAAACATTGAACGTGAGTACGATTCTTCTACCTTTGTCTCCATCGTCATAGATGTAGACCGAGTTCACCAAGGTATCAATTACTCTGCGCCTATACTCTATATCATTTATATCGCCGCTCTTGAAGGAAAGTAGCCAATACACTATTCGCTCTTTCGTCAAGAGCGGTTTCTTTATTTCCTCACGAGAGATTCTTCCTTCGATTTCGTTCTTCTCTGATTCCAGCTCCTCCAACCTATCCTTCGTGGTAGAAGTGATTATTCCTTGCTCTATGGCAGTCATGATATTTTTGATTTTCTTCTGAACTTCCTTGAGTTCGTTTTGCAATCCTTCGAGGTAGGTGGTATCTGCGGACTCCTTCTCGATTATTTCCATTGCTTTGGTGGCAATGCGGTCAATATTTTCGTCTGTCAAGACCTCTTGCACTGTGAAGCGTGTCACAAGCTCCTCTATCCAGTCCTTCTTCTCAACTTTCTTTGTACAAACGTGCTTTCGCTTCCTATCTATACATTTATAGTAGAAATGGAGCTTCCCGGTCTTTGACGTTCCGCTTTCACCCACCATAGGAGACCCACAGTGACCGCAGAACAGTTTTGTTGTGAGAAGGTAGTCTTCCTTCGCCTTGTTCCTCGCACGAGCTGTAAAGTTGTGCTGTAGCTTCGCTTGTACCTTATCGAATAGCTCTTTGCTGATTATTGCAGGGACACCACCTTCGACCACTACGTCCATGAAGCGATAGACTCCAATATATTTGTCGTTTTTGAGCATGGTACGGAGACTGTTTTTGTTGAAGGGATTACCCCTTGAGGTCTTATATCCACGCTCATTGCACACGTTTATGATTTGGGTTGCCGACATACCATCGGCATACATTTCGAAGACCTCTTGGACAATTTTCGCCCCAACAGGGTCAATTTTATACTTTCTGTCTTCCCCTACAGTGTAACCCAATGCCACACCAGCTCCCCCGGTGGCAATGCACTGTAGGGCATTTTCTTTCAGTCCTCTTTTTATGTTTCGGGACAGGTTCTCAGAATAATACTCGGCATATCCCTCAAGGACTGATTCAAGAATGATTCCTTCCGGGGTGTCCGGCATGGGCTGTTTTGCGTAAAAGACTCTCACCCCATGCTTTTTGAGCTTTGCCTTGTAGATGGCTGAGTCATATCTGTTACGAGCAAAACGGTCGAGGGTGTACATGATAACAGCTTCGAACTGTCCCTTCTCGGAGTCTTTTATGAGACGCTGAAAGCTCGGACGATTATCTGTTTTGCCGGAGATTGCTCGGTCACAGTATTCGTTTATGACCGTCATTCCGTTTTTAAGAGCGAACTCATGGCACTCACGAAGCTGACCTTCGATGGACTCCTCTCTTTGACTGTGGCTCGAATATCGAGCATAAATTACTGCTTTCGTAATCTCACCTCCAATAGCTTCTTACGTCTGAGCAATTCTATCGGAATGACCTTAGACTGCCGCAGTTTTATCTTTATCCCCCTCTAACTCGTTACGATTCTCGAACTCATATACCATTGACATGAACTCGTGCTTCGCCCTTCGAGACAAGGAACGGTACACTCTGAGAATGTCATTCTCGTCTTCATCGTGTGCGTTTTCCTGTGGTTCGAGGTCTTCTTCGTCAGCGAAGAAATCCATAACAGAACAGTTAAGTATCTTAGCCATTTCCAGCATTTCATGTTCCTTCGGCAAAGACCCTTTGTTGATTTGGGTAGTGAAAGAACTCGAACCCTTTACTGCTTTAACAACTGCCGTGAGATTTGTACCTCTTTCGGCGCATATACGGTTGATGTTTTCTGCAAAAGTCATGTCAATTCCTCCTTCGCAAATTTTAATTCGTAATTTTTGAATTTAACGCTTGACAATTCGCAAAAGAAGAACTATAATAAGAACATGAAGTTCGGGATATGCGAATTGGCAATAAGAAACCGACCTCTCGGAATGGCAGTTCTGAGAAGTTGACTGGTGATATAGTCCTATAAGAATAATAACAATAATTCGCCATTTTGTCAAGTCAAATTCCGATTTTCAGAACCAATGAAAGGAGGAAATTCTATGAGTCAGATTCAAGAGCGAATGAAGAAGCTCGGCATTAAACAGGTGGATGCTGTGGGCGAAGTCCGAAGGTGCTTACGTCCTCTCTGCTCGTAAGTTCAACTCCGAAATGGAACGACACCCGGAATGGTTCGATAGAAAATCAACTTCCAGCGGTTTCATGATTTATTGGGGACTTAAGCTAAAGGAGGTGCTGTAATATGACCCACATTCTCTCCCTCTCCTATGGTAAAGACTCTTTGGCTTGCTTGGAAGCCTGTAAGCTCCTTGGCTATCCCATCGACAGAGTAATTCACGCAGAGTTCGAGGACTCCATGAAGGGTATCTACACGACCTCCGTTGGACAGTCCACCATTGATGAATCTCCCATGGTCTACAAGCCTATGGAAGAAATCGTGAAGAACATTGTCGATACAGTGGAAATTTTATCCATTATCAAACCTGTGTACAACTTCAAAGCGAGTGAGTAAGGAGGTGCAACCTATGGAAAAATATGTGGCAGAACTCAGTTCTTCACAGGAAAAGGAGCTGAGAAAAGCCGCAGACAAATTGGGTTTGTTTGACATGGAAAAGAAAATGCTGACCGAGATTCAAGGTATGCTTGAGGACATCAATCCGAACGAAATCGTCTCTCACATACTGGACGGAACTCTCCTCTCTTGGCTTGCGAGTTGGAGAATGAAAACAGGTATGCTGGTGGCATTTATGCTTGAAAATGTCAAATTATCCGAAAAGGATTGAAAAATAATCCTAAACGACATTTGGAAAATAACACAAATCGGATTGAAAAATAATCTTTTCGACTTTTTATGATGAAGTAGTAAAAGTAGTTAAACTTTAGTTTTTGCGTAAAAGTCCCCTTATAAGAGGGCTATATAGTAAAAGTTACACGCAAAAGTCGATTTTTAACTACTTCAACTACTCAAGAAGAACAAGAATAAGAGGACTCTCCGGGGCGGAAACTGGCTCGAAAAGAGGACTCTCAAAGGAGGTAAACGACTATGGCAAGTAAGAAAGACGCTCCTCAGAATGAGGGTGTACAGGTGATAAAGAAGAAGCCGAGAGGTGGCAACTCTCCTGTCATTGGCATGAATGGGTATGACCTTGAACCCGGAGACAATACGAAGTTTCTACAGCTCAACATGGAGCTTTTCAATATGGAGAAAATTGATATGCACGATGAAGAAGCTGTGACAGAACGACTCAATGAGTATTTTGCTTTGTATGCCAAACATGATGTGAAACCTACTGTTGCTGGTATGGCAATGGCATTGGGTTGGAGTAGACAGCAACTATGGGCTGTTACACACGACCAACCTTTGGGTGGACGTGGGAACTATTGCACGTTGCCGCAGAGCGTGACCGACACAATAAAAAAAGCATACTTTTTGCTCGAAAATTTGTGGGAAAACTACGCTACTAACGGCAAAATTAACCCTGTCACAGCAATCTTCCTTGCGAAGAACAACTTCGGCTACCAAGACAAGACCGAGTATGTGGTGACTCCCAACGTCCAGCAAGACAACTATGACCCCGACTCTATCCGTCAGCGTTACCTTATCGACTCTGCCAACGACTCTGACGAAGAAAACGACTAACGACTATCGACTATCGACTATGAAATCGCCGCCATCGGCTGTCCCGGCTCTATTCCGGGTCGGCTGGTGGCGGTCTTTTTGTGTGGATTTTTTCGGGATTCCGGGCGGTTTTCTGCCGTTGGTATTAACGCTTTAGCGTGATAAAGCAAAATTGCACCTCCGGCGGCGGTTTTCCGGGTTCATACCTTATTATATAAGGAATGAAAAAATTTATCCGAAAAAGATAATTTTTTCTCCAAAAAGGGTTGACAATTCGCAAAAGACGAATTATAATATAATCAGAAACAGACAAGAACCAATCCGAAACGGATAATTTCAAAGGAGGAAAACCCCATGAAAAAATATTTTGCAGTATCGTTCAAGCATTCCGAAAGCGTGTATTGCTCCAACATTGCACACGCTGAGACCGCCGAAGCCGTCAACGCTCATTATTCAAAATATGAGTGGGTCAGCGTCAGAGAGTGCGAAGATTACGAAGTAGAAACAGCTCGCCGCAAGGGTATGCCGATTGTTGAAATCGAAACCCCGGAAGCAGTCACCGAAGAACCCGAACAGAAAGAGGAGGAAACCGAAATGAAAGAATTTACAATGATTGAAAAGAGAATCACCGAAGAAGCCGAGAAGAACACCGCCGACACAGTTTTCTATATCGAAAACGGATATTTCCCGACATGGGCGGAAGAACACCGCACAGACCCTGACAGAGGTTTGAAAGCCAACAGCACCGAAACCCGATGGAAGCAGTACCAAGCCGGAACAATCAGCCGAGAAAAGGCCGTCGAGCTTGCCACTAAGAGAGCGCAAAAGGAAATCGAGAAGAAGACCGCCGCAAAGCTGGCGAAGCTCGACAGGGTAGCCAATGCGCCAGACCTCATTTTCATTTCTGTTTCCGTTGAATGGGTACGCTCTCGCACTTGGGGCCATAACCCCCATGTTGAAGTGAGAACCAACACCGGGACATACACAGGAACGGCAAGCGGTTGCGGCTATGATAAAGAATCCGCCGCCATTGCGGACGCTTTCAACAAGTGCGACAGCATTTTGAAAGCCCTGTATCAGCTCAAGGAAAACGGCTTGAGAGCTGGCAAGACGGACGAAAGCAAAACGGCGAGTTGCGGACGCTCGAACGGTGATATTTGCGGATATGGCGCAGGATATGGAGCAATACCATATTTTGAAGGCGGTGTCGGTGCTTCCTGCTTTTGGTCTATCCTCAAGAATTGCGGATTCTCTACCAGTTGCCACTATGCGAAGCACAGCAATTTCTACAGTATCGAAAAGGAGGTCGCATGATATGAACATCAACGAGACAATGCGAGAGCTGGCACAATATACCCGGCTACAGGAGGAAGCCGCCGCAATGGTGGAAGCCCTCAAAGACCAGTTGAAGCAGTACATGAACGAAAACCAGCTTGAAACGCTGTCAGGGGACGAACACAAAGCCACCTATAAAACGGTGACAAGTTCCCGAATTGACACCGCCGCATTGAAGAAGGGACACCCGGACATTGCGACACAGTACACCAAGACCACCGAAACAAAGCGTTTCACTTTTGCGTGAGAAGGTGTCAAAAATGTTCGTTCTCGTTTGCTTGATTCTGTTTCCCTTCGTGCTACTTGGCGAAATCTTGAAACAGTCGAAATAAAGCCCACACAGACAGCCCCGGAAGCGTTCCGGGGCTTTTCTTTGTGCTGGTGGTGTTCCTGTATTGGCGGCGGTGTTCTGCCCTCTGTGCGGCTCTCTGTGGCTCTGCTGGTGTGGTGTCTGCTCCTGCTGTCCTGCTGTCGTTGGGGTGTACTCTATCGACAGGGGCGGCGGCTGGTGTCGTTTGGGTCTACCTTCGAATTATGACAGCGCACCCACAGACAGACACACCCCAAAGACAGCGGAACGAAGACAGGCGGCGCACGATGGAGGACGGCGGACAGCTTCGAAGCGTCCCGGAGGACTGAACCCCCGGAGGGGGACGGCGGACAGCCGCAGAAGCCGGAGGGAGTGGTCTGAGTAGCCGAAAAATAGAAAAAGAAACAAAAAGGACAAAATATTATCTTATTTGTATTGACAATCATCTTCTCTCGTGCTATACTAATCTCAAGAAAGCAAAGGAGGGTAATCCCTATGAAAAAGACTGTATCTGAGCAGGAAATGAATAAGCTCGTTGAAGCCAACGATTCCGTCCGTGGTACGAACGACTACATGAAGTATCACATGATGGCTGAATACAAGACCAAGCGTGACGGAAAGTGGTCGAAGTGGAACTTTCTCTCTTGGGGAGTACCTGTCCCCTTTGATATGACAGTGAAGAAGGTTGGAGAGAACGTATTCCTTATGCGTGAAGGAGTCAACTGCATGGGTGAGGAAGAAATCACTCGTTACACTCTCACCGAGTCTGTAAATCAAATTCTGAATGTTGTTTAAGGAGGTAAAACATGGTACGCAACAATATCGAACTCGATGTGAAGGTCAAGTGTGTTGAGACCCACACCACACAGCAGACCCTCGCTGAGAGAATCGGAACAACTGGACAGTACGTCAACAGGGTCATTAAGAAAAAGGACGGTCTCGTCAACAAGACTTTCGTTGAAATGATGGAAGCTCTTGGTTATGACATTGAGCTGACCTACATCAAGCGAGAGCAGTAACAGGAGGTGTGTACATGAAGGTCGGTTATGTACGAGTAAGCACCACAGACCAAAATCCGGCGAGACAGATGGAACTCATGAAGTCCCTTGGTGTGGAGAAAATCTACAGCGAGAAGCTGAGTGGAAAGAACACTGATAGACCTCAGTTCAAGGAAATGCTCTCCTTCCTGCGTGAAGGTGACACCCTCTACATTGAATCTTTCTCCCGATTGTCACGAAGCACACGAGACCTGTTGAACACGGTTTCGGTGTTGACTGAACGTGGTGTGAATCTTGTCTCAGACAAGGAAAAGCTCGACACCACTACCCCACAGGGAAGATTTATGCTGACTGTTTTCGCCGGACTCTCGGAGCTTGAGCGTGAAAACACCCTCGAACGTCAGCGTGAAGGTATCGAGATTGCAAAAGCAGAGGGAAAATACAAGGGTCGCAAGCCAATCGAGGTCACTGACAGGTTTTTCGTCATAGCGAAACGGTGGTCGAGCGGACAGATGGCTCTCAAAGACGCTATTGCTGAGTCCAATATGTCAGAATCTACGTTTTTCCGTAACTGCAAGAAGTATGGTATCAGCAAATCAAGTAGTTAAAGTAGTTAAAAATCGGTTTTTGCGTAAACTTTCGCCTGTAGGGTGTCCTATAAGAAGAATTATACGCAAAATCAGAAGAACAACTACTTTTACTACTTCAACAGGAGGTTTCTATGAAAAAATTCATGCTTGGAATGTTTAGCACCATTTGCATTATCATAACAGTAGTTATTTTCGTTGGTATGTTCGCAAGACCTAACGCACCGAAGGACGAAAATCTGACAGAAGCAGAGAATTTTGCTAAAAATAACGGTATTTCGGTGAAACTGGCGGAAAGCGTTGAGTATGCTCTGTCGCAATCGGAAATGCCGGACTCCCTTGAGTCGTTGAGGGATTGGGAGCAGATGGACGATTATGCAGAAGGTCAGAGGTACAAGGCTTGGTCTTACTCAGTGGTAAATGAAAGATACTACCACATGGTTTTTTATGTGAAGGACGATGTAGTTGAAAGTATTAGAGACAGCAAGTACGGTCTCGAAGTATTATATAGCAAATAACAGTTTGCTTGAGTGGCGCATGATTGCGATTCGATTCGTAGTCATGCGCTTTTTCTTTTGGAGGTATTATGAAAAAATTACTGGAAACGATTTACCGAAAGAGTCTGAAATCTTTCGATTTTCAGACTATGGAGGATTTGCTGTACATGAGCAAGGAAGCAATGAAAACGGATATTCCTCTCGGTGTGGAATATCTCAGAAAGCTATCCGCTCTGTGCGAAAAAACAATGTCAAACAGGTCTCTCTCCGGGGAACAGGTAATACAGGTCTATGACTTGCATAAAAGGGTGTGCTTTGCCGCCGCAAAGTATGACTTTGACTCCTATCTTCTCTATGTGGAATGGAACAGAGACCCGGAGAAGAAGTTCTACCCTCCTCGAAGGAAGGTTTTGAAACAGGTTGTTGACGCTCTACAGGAGCTTGCCGATGATAAACTTGACTTGCTGGCGGTGTCTCTACCTCCCGGTAGCGGAAAGACCACACTGGCGATTTTCTTCCTCACATGGCTCGGTGGCAAGATTCCGAACGACCCTATGCTGACAGGTTCTCACTCGAACTCCTTTGTTCGTGGTGTTTATGACGAATGTCTGAGAATTATGGATAGAAACGGAGATTACCTGTGGCATGAGGTATTCCCGGACATTAAAGTTACGAACACAAATGCGAAGGACTGTCGTATCGACCTCGACAAGCGTCAGCGTTTTGAGACGTTGGAGTTTACCTCTATTGGTACTGGTAACGCTGGTTTGTATCGTGCGGCAACCCTGCTCTACTGTGACGATTTGGTGTCGGGTATCGAGGTGGCATTGTCAAAGGAACGTCTTGACAAGCTGTGGGAGACATACACCACAGACTTGAGACAGCGTAAAATCGGAGACCACTGTAAAGAGCTTCACATTGCTACTCGATGGTCTGTCCATGACGTTATCGGAAGACTGGAACGTGAATACGGTGACAGTGACCGAGCGAAGTTCATCGTGATTCCTGCCCTTAACGAGAATGACGAGTCCAACTTTGATTATGCCTACGGTGTCGGATTCACTACGAGAGTCTACCATGAGCAGAGAAACATCATGGACGATGTGTCGTGGAGAGCGTTGTACATGAACGAACCTATTGAGCGTGAGGGTTTGGTCTACTCTCAAGACGAACTTCGCCGCTATTTTGAGCTTCCTTCGGAAGACCCGGACGCAATTATCGGCATTTGCGATACGAAGGATAAAGGTGCTGACTACGCTTTCCTCCCTGTAGCTTATGTTTATGGACAGGACTACTATATCGAGGATTGTGTATGCGACAACGGTCTTCCGAACATCGTTGACGCTCGATTGACTGAAATTCTCGTCCGCAGGAAGGTCAAGTCCTGCCGATTTGAGTCAAACTCTGCCGGAAGACGTGTGGCTGAAAAGATTCAAGAGGACGTGAAGAAAAAAGGCGGCATTACTCACATCACCACAAAGTTCACCACAGCAAACAAAGAGACGAAAATCATTGTCAACAGTGCTTGGGTCAAGGAGCATTGTCTGTTCAAAGACAGTTCCCTCTATCAGAAGAAGTCTGACTACGGAAAAATGATGGATATGCTCTGCTCTTATACCGTTGCTGGCAAGAACAAGCACGATGATGTGCCGGACGGAATGGCAATGTTGGCGGAATATGCTCAGAGTTTGAGCGGTCAGAAGGTCGAGGTGTTCAAAAGACCGTGGTAATTCACAATTTCCACAAAAAATTCTAAAAACAAGAATTATAATCTTGCATTTTACGAATTACTATGTTATAATGGTAAAGGTAAAAATGTATAGAAAAACAAGTGGCGCATGATTGCGAGTATGGCGGAAGCCTATCCAGCAGTCATGCGCTATTTTTAATTTTTAGGAAAGGAGGAGCAGTCATGGCAAACGAAGTCGATACTTCCAAGACTCCGAGCGAGACTCGTCAAATGAACGGAAGACGTGTTATCAAGTCCAACGTGAGAAGAATCACGAGGGACAACGTGGTTGATGTTCTGACAACTGCTATGAATACTCACTCGCTGAATCGAAGTGAGATTGAGTATCTGTGGGACTACTATCGTGGCAAGCAACCGATTATCAATCGTGTCAAAGAAGTTCGCCCGGAAATCTGTAACAAGATTGTGGAAAACCGAGCGAATGAGATTGTCTCCTTCAAAGTCGGTTATCTCTGCGGAGAACCTATTCAGTACATCGGACGTAGTGCTGATGAAGCTGTTACAAAAGGTATCTCTGCTTTGAACGAGCTTATGTTCGCAGAAGACAAAGCTACACAAGACCAAGAGATTGTCGAATGGCAAATGATTTGCGGAACGGCATATCGTTTGGTTCTTCCCGATGAACCTTCCGAGGAAGACGAGTCTCCGTTTGAAATGTACACTCTCGACCCTCGCAACTCTTTCGTTGTGTATTCCAATGATGTTGGAAATAAGCCTTTGATGGGTGTCAAGTATAGCACCGATGAAAACGATGTGATTCATTACTCGGTCTATACGGACAACTACTACTGGCTGATTGACGGTGACATTATCAATGAAGCGGAGTCCAAGCCCCACGCTCTCGACATGATTCCTATTTTCGAATATCCGGCGAACAATGCTCGTCTCGGCTCTTTCGAAATCGTGCTTCCTCTGTTGGACGCAATCAACGGTGTCGAGTCCAACCGTATGGACGGTATTGAGCAGTTTATACAGGCTTTTTGGAAGTTCATTGGTTGCAATATCGACAAGCAGAAGTACAAGGAGTTTTTGGAGGAGGGTGCAATTCTTGTTCCTCCTAACGACAACGGAGGAAATATTGATGTTGACCTCGTTGTGAAGGAACTGAATCAGACACAGACTCAGACCCTCAAAGACGATTTGTACACTGCGATTCTCACTATCTGCGGTATGCCTAACAGGAACGGAGGTACTTCTACTTCCGACACAGGTGCGGCGGTGCTTCTTCGTGATGGGTGGTCTCTTGCGGAAGCGAGAGCAAAAGACAGCGAGAATATCTTCAAAAGGTCTGAGAAGAAAATGCTCAAGCTGGTTCTTCGCATTTGTCGTGACCTCAGTGACATTGACCTTCGTTTGAAGGACATTGACATGAAGTTCACCCGAAGAAACTACGAAGCGATTCAGAGCAAGTCTCAAGTGCTTACTTCCATGCTACAGCAACCGAAGATTCACCCTATGCTGGCTTTCTCTCACTGCGGTATGTTTACCGACCCGGAAAGTGCCTACACCATGAGCATGGCATATTACGAGGAACAGCAGAAAAAGCTGGCTGAACAGACTCCCGACCCGGATAATGACCCAAATAATTGAGCGATTCGCCGCTTGAATATCGTCAGAGAAGACGTAAATCGCAAAAAGACAGAGAAGTCTATAACCGCAAGAAATGTTCACAGAAGAACTGAAAAGACAGGAGGAAACCAAAATGGCAAAGATTGATGTAACACAGATTGAAGGTTACGAAACCATGACCGCCGAGGAGAAGTTGAAAGCTCTCGAAGAATTTGACGTTCCCGACCCGGACTATTCCGGCTTTGTGAAGAAGGAACAGTTCGACAAGACAGCTTCCGAGCTGGCAACTGCGAAAAAGCAGTTGAGGGAGAAAATGACCGAGGACGAAGCGGCAAAGCAGAAGGAAAAAGAGGAACGTGAGGAATTGGAGTCCAAGTACAACAAGCTCCTGCGTGAATCTGAGATTTCCAAGCATAAGGCAAAGCTCCTCGCACTTGGGTACGATGAAGCCCTTGCCGATGAAACTGCCACTGCTATGGCGGACGGTGATTCTGAGAAGGTGTTCATCAATCAGCAGAAGCACTTAACCGCTTTCGAAAAGAAGGTTCGTGCGGAAGCCCTCAAAGATACACCGAAACCTACCCCCGATGGGGATTCCAAGACTATGACTCTCGAAAAATTCCGTAAGTTGTCCCCTGCGGAACGTGCCGCTTTCTACGAGGAACACCCGGAAGAATACAAAGAACTTTATGGAGGTAATTAACTATGGCTCATAAGATTTATGACAATTTCTTCCTCTCCAACGAGGTTGAAGACCAGTTCAATTCCCACCTCAATTTACAGCAGTTCTGTACTGTTGATAATTCGCTGGTGGGCGAAGCTGGTATGAAGCGTAAGATTAACGTCTACAAGGCTACCAATGGTACTGAGAAGCTGGCTATGGGTGTCGGCAACAGCAAGTCCATCGAAGTTTCTTACGCTGAGAAGGAGTACGAAATTCTGCTTGCTCAGAACCGTTTCGAATACTTCGATGAACAGGCTATGATTGACCCTATGCTTGTTCCTGTCGGTGTCCGCCACATGGGTACTGATATGTTCAACACTGTCAATGCCGACATTTTTGCCGAGTTCAACAAGGCAACTCTGTCCGTTGAGGCTACCGATTACGGTTTCGGAACTTTCGCTGACGCTGTGGCGAAGCTGAACCTTGAGGAAATCGAGGGTGTGAATATCTTCGGTTTTGTCAATGCGGCTAACATGGCGGAGGTTCGCAAGGCTCTGAAAGAAGACCTCAAGTACGTTGAGTCCTTCTCTCGTAATGGTTATGTCGGTACGGTTGCTGGTGTGAACCTGTACACCAAGAAGGACGCTACTTCCGGCACTATCATTATCGCAACCAAGAAAGCGGTTACTCTTTTCAACAAGAAGGGTACGGAAATCGAGCAGATTACCAAGAACGCTCGTTCCGAGACTGCGGCTAATACTCGTCTGAACACCATCTTCTCTCGTAAGTATTATCTCGCCGCTCTCACTGACGCTACCAAGGCTGTGAAAATCACCGTTGCACCTTCTGTGTAATCGGTGAGGAATGGAGGACAGAACAATGTATAAGGTTGTAAGCGATTTTCGTGACGCAAAGAACGACAACCATCTGTATCGGGTGGGTGATGAATACCCTGTAGCTGGCTACAAGCCGAGCAAGTCTCGTATCGAGGAGCTGGCAAAGGGTAAGAACAAATTCGGCAAGGTGTTCATCGAGGAAGCTCCTGTGAACCCTGCCGAGGGTCAGACTCCCGACCCGGATAACGGCGAGGGAGAACCCGAACCTCAGACTGAGGAATAACTGCGAGGAGGTGTGACAACATGACGAACGATGAAAAACTGGCGGCTCTCAAGGCAATGGTCGGTAGCTCTGACTCTGACGAAGTGTTGTCCGCCTATCTGAAACTTGCCGGGGGCAAGATTATCGCCAAAGCGTTTCCATATCAGAATGATGTGACCGAAGTTCCGGCACAGTACAGTTACTTACAGGTCGAAATTGCCGCATATATGCTGAATAAGCGAGGTGCGGAAGGACAGACCTCTCACACTGAAAACGGTGTGACAAGACAGTACGAAAGTGCGGACGTTCCTTCTTCTATGCTGAAAGCGATTACTCCCTACTGTGGGGTGATTTCATGAGGTGTATGCAGAGAAACAAGGTCAAATTCTTCTACGCTCTCTACGAGGGTAAGGAAGCTATCACTGATGAATATGGAAACGTCACTGGTGAATACGCAGTGAAGCATGGTAATCCGATAGAGTTTTCCGCAAATATATCTGCCGCAAAGGGAGAAACGCAGACTCGTCAGTTTGGGGAAAACGAGTCCTATGACAAAGTGATTGTCTTGGATTCTGACGCTCCTTCGATTGACGAATACTCTATCCTTTGGGTCGATGTTATCCCGGAACTCAAGGAGGACGGTACTACAGATACTCCTCATGACTACGTTGTGAAAAAGGTAGCCAAGAGTTTGAACGTGACTTCGATTGCGATAAGCAAGGTGAATGTCAGTGGGTAAAAAGGTCATTCGTTTCGGATTATCAGTTCGAGAAATCGACAAGGCGATTAAGGAGCTTGAGCAGTACAAGCGAGACCTCGTTGCAAAGACAGAACTTCTTAGGGAAAAGGTCGTAGAGCGTATAGAATCTCTTGCGGCAAGCGGATTCTCCGGGGCAATCGTTGACGATTTGACACAGGACAGCGGCGGTGTCCGTAAGGCACAGGTCGAAACCTCAGTCGATGAACGAGGTGACGTGTCTGTAGTTATAGCGAAGGGAGAAGACGCAATTTGGGTGGAGTTCGGTGCTGGTGTATATCACAACGGCTCTGCCGGAAGCTCCCCTCACCCGAAGGGTTCTGAGCTTGGTTTCACGATAGGCGGCTACGGCAAAGGAATGGGTAAAAAACAGGTGTGGGGATTCTACGAAGACGGAGAACTCCGTCTCACGCATGGTACTCCGGCTGTTATGCCTATGTACAATGCTATGAAAACCGTTTGTGACGAGATTGCCGATATTGCGAGGGAGGTGTTCAAATGATTGACATTGAGAATGAGATTTTTGACGAAGTGTCCGGGAAGGTAAGAGAAAAGTTTCCCTCTATCTTCATGACAGGTGAGTATGTAAAATCTCCCTCCTCGTTCCCTTGCGTATCACTGGTTGAGGTGGATAACGCAACATTTCGAAACACACAGACAACGGAAGGAAAAGAAAACCATGCGGCTGTTGTGTATGAACTGAATGTTTACTCCAACAAGACCAAGGGCAAAAAAGCTGAGTGCAAAGAGATTGCGGCTTTCATTGATGATTTGATGATGGGTCTCAATTTCACGAGGACAATGCTTGAACCTGTTCCGAACCAAGACGGAGCTACTATCTATCGTATGCTCGGACGATACCGAGCAGTCGTTTCCAAAAACAAAACCATCTACAGGAGGTAAAAATCATGGCAATTTCTACTTACAAGATTTTCCTTATGATGAAAAAGGACACTTCTTACGAGAAGCTCATTGACATCAAGGATTTTCCCGATTTGGGCGGTTCGCCCGAAATGTTGGAGACCACGACTCTCTCCGACAAAATGCAGACCTACATTCCCGGTATTCAGTCTCTTGACGCTCTTGAGTTCACTGCGAACTACACCAAGGAAGACTTCACGAAGCTGAAAGCACTTGAGGGTGTGGAACACGAGTTTGCTGTTTGGTTCGGCGGCACTGAGGAAGCAAATGTCCTCACTCCTACTGGCACTGACGGCAAGTTCCAGTTCAAGGGTCAGCTTTCCGCTTTCCCTGTTGGCGGCGGTGTGAATGAGGTAGTTGACATGACCGTCACTATCGCTCCTTCCACTCCTATCAGCATGGCGGAGTAAGAACAAATAATAGGAGGACAGACAAATGGCAAAACAGCTTATTTTCACTTTTGAGGACAAGGAGTACACCTTGGAGTACACTCGCAGAACGGTTGCGGAAATGGAGAAGAAGGGGTTCATTGCTTCTGACATCACAGACAAGCCCATGACTACTCTCCCTGCTCTGTTCGCTGGTGCGTTCCTTGCTCACCACAGATTCGTCAAGGAAGACGTAATCAACAATATCTACACGAAACTTACCAAGAAGGAGGACTTGATTGGGAAGCTGGCAGAAATGTACAACGAACCCATCATGGCTCTCGTAGAAGAACCCGAGGAAGACAAGGGAAACGTGAACTGGACAGCAACTTGGTAAGTGACTTGCTGTCCTCCACTGAGGGGAGTGGTGGTGATTCTGCCACTGCTCCCCTCAAAACTTACACAGAGAAATTCAATGAGTTGTTCCCCCATTACCTCGCAATCGGTATGACTGAGGAGCAGTATTGGGACAAGGACTGTCAGCTCGTAGCGGCTTACCGCAAGGCTGATGAACTCAGAATGAATCGAAAGAATCAAGAAATGTGGCTACAGGGTGCTTATATTTATGACGCTTTGTGCCGTGTTTCCCCTCTCCTTCACGCATTTGCTAAGAAGGGTACGAAACCGATTCCTTATCTTTCGGAAGCGTATGCTCTCACTGAGAAACAGGCTGAACTCAAAGAGGAGGAAAAGGCTAAGAACGTATTCGACAAGGGCAAGAAAATGATGGAAGGGTTTATGGCAATGCACAATAAAAAGTTTGAAGGGAAGTGAGGAAAATGTCTACAACAATCGAACAGTTGGAACTTGAAGTACAATCGAGTGCTACTTCTGCGGTCAGTGGCATAGACGCACTTGCTTCCTCTCTTGGTAAGTTGAAGTCCGCTGTCAAAGGCGGTGTCGGCTTGACCGCTGTTGCAAAACAGCTCACTACTCTGAATACCGCATTGAACGGTGTCAGCGGTGCAAATGCCGATAATTTGAACAAACTCGCACAAGGCTTGCAGACTCTTTCCTCCATAGGAAACCTCAAGCTGTCTTCTTCTGTGGCAACACAGATTACAAATATCGGAAATGCGGTGAAGTCTTTGACTGGCACAGACTTCTCCGTACTCAGAGACCTTGCTTCCGCTCTGACTCCTCTGACGAGCGTTGGTAAAGCAAATCTCAATAGCTTTATTTCTCAGTTGCAGAGATTACCGCAAGCGGTACAGGCTCTCAACAGCGTGAGTATTGGTAGTCTGAGTTCTCAGATTCGTGAGCTGATTTCTGCTTTCACTCCTCTGACTCAGATGGGTAAGAATAACCTAACCTCTTTCATCACTCAGTTGAAGAAGCTCCCGGAAGCGGTAGCGGCATTGCAGTCTGTGAACATTGGTTCGCTTGCTTCTCAGATTCAGCAGTTGGCAAATGCGTTCGCTCCTCTTGCAACGCAAATGCAGTCTATCGCAAACGGTTTTTCCGCTCTGCCTACGAGACTGCAAAGACTGATTCAGCAGACGAACAATCTGAGTGCGGCAAACGGTAGGGCTTCCATGAGCTATGCCAACCTTGCGGCGAAAATCGGTATTGCGGTTGTGGCTATGAAGCGTATAGCAAGCGTTATCGCTGGTTGGATTACGAAATCCAATGAGTACGTTGAGAGCTTGAACCTGTTCACGGTCTCTCTCGGTGAGTATGCGGCAGAAGCTCAGAAGTATGCTGAGAATGTTGCAGAAATCATGGGTATAGACCCTGCCGAATGGCTGAGAAATCAAGGTGTCTTCATGACGCTTGCAACTGGTTTTGGTGTTGTGAACGATAGAGCGTACACCATGAGTAAGAATCTTACTCAGCTCGGTTACGACCTGTCTTCCTTCTTCAATATCAGCTACGAGGACGCTTTTCAGAAGTTGCAATCCGGCATTTCCGGCGAACTCGAACCTCTCCGTAGACTTGGTTATGACCTGTCCGTGGCGAGATTACAGCAGGAAGCATTGAACCTCGGTATCACCAAGAGTGTCAACGCTATGACACAAGCTGAAAAGGCAGAGTTGCGTTACTACGCAATTATGACACAGGTCACTACTGCTCAAGGCGATATGGCTCGTACCTTGGAAGCTCCTGCAAACCAGCTTCGTATTCTCCAAGCACAGGTGAACCAAGCGGCTCGTGCGCTCGGTAACATCTTTATTCCTATGCTGAACGCAGTCCTTCCTTACGCAATCGCATTGGCAAAGGCTATCAGACTTGTGGCTGACGCTATCGCAAGCCTTTTCGGTTTTGCACTGCCGGAGATTGATTATAGCGGACTCAGCACTGCCGCTGGTGGTGCTGGTGATTTGGCTGACAATCTCGGTGACGCTGGAAAAAAGGCGAAGGAAGTCAAAAACGCTCTGCTTGGTATTGACGAACTGAACATTATCTCCCCTCAAGACGATTCCAGCAGTGGAAGCGGCAGTGGTATCGGAGGTGGTGGAGGTCTTGGTTTCGAGCTTCCTACTTATGACTTCATCGGCAACGCTGTGAGTGACAAGGTTGAGGAAATCCTTGGCAAAATGAAGGAATGGCTCGGTCTGACTGAGGAAATCAATTCTTGGTCTGACCTGTTTGACACTCGACTCGGAAAAATACTAAAGACCGTCATGGCTATCGGAGCTGGTTTTGCGGCTTGGAAGATTGCTAATGGGATAAAGACATTCATCGAAAGCCTTGCCAACATGAAGGGAATCGGAACAGGATTTGGTTCTCTTGGCTTGCTCGGCTTTGTTGCAGACTTGAATGAGTTCATGCGATACCTCGATGATTTCCTGTCCAATGGTGCTACGTTCCAAAATGTAGCTGGTATGCTCAGTGAATTTGCCGGAATGATTGGAGACGCACTTATTCTGTTCGGAAATCTAAAACTCGGTGGAGCTTTGAAGATTGTACAGGGTGTTGGAGAAATCGTTCTTGCTGCCAAGGATATTGCTGACAGCGGAGTGAATTGGGATAACGCTCTCACAGCAGTTAGAGGTCTCACAAACATTGCAATCGGCATTGGTGTCCTAACTGGTAATGTGAAATTAGCGGCATGGAGTATCGCACTGCAAGGTCTGACTACCGCCATTCGTGAAATCGCAACTAATTGGGACGCTATCAAGCAAGGAGATTGGAGCGGAGTTGATAAAGTCACTTTAATCATCAGTGGCTTAGAAATGCTCGGCGGATTAGTTGTTGCGCTCGATGTGTTCTCGAAACTAAAAGGCATTGCAAGCATAGGACAAGCTACAACCGCTGTGCAGACTGTAACAACTGCTACCGATACGCTTGACACTACAACAAGCACACTGTCTCCGAAACTGTCCTCTCTTGCTAAAAACATCGGAATGGGTGTCCTTATCTTGGGGGAAGTTGCGGCAGGAGCAATTATTTTTGCTGGTGCAATCGCTATCGTTGGATGGGAACTCAGCAAGGTGGCAGAAGCATGGCAACCTGTTATTAGTAACGCTGGCACAGTAGCAATCGCTGTTGGTGTCGGAACTGGACTACTTGTCGGTGTCGGCTTGGCGGCATACGCACTCGGTTCTGCGGAACAGTAGCAATCAATGTAGGTATCGGTACAGCGATTCTGCTTGAACTTGGTGTAGCCACTGGTCTGTTCATTGCTGAGATTTGGGCTATCGGAAAAGGTCTCGATGAAGTCGGTAAGGCATGGAAACCTGTACTCGACAATGGAGATACGATAGCAAAAGGTATCGGTATTGGGACTGGTTTACTCGTTGGTATTGGTGTCGTTACAGCGGCTCTCGGTGCGGCTACGGTTGCTTCAGCTGGTTTACTACCGTTGGCAATCGGACTCGGAACAGCTCTGCTTGTAGAGCTGACGGCGGCTTTGATTTTGTTCATTGAAAGTCTTGTTGCAGTGGCAGACGAGCTTGGAGATAAACTGTCTCCGGCACTGAACGATTTGAACGATAAGCTACCCGACCTTACTACCGATATGTCTGACTTTGTAGACTTCATGTGTGACTTCGCCGGAGAGGTAGTGAGATATTCGGGAGCAAGCACGATTGCCGGATTGTCTGCGACCATTGATACAATCATAGGCTGGTTTACCCAAGACCCGATTGAGAAAATGTCGAATGACGTAGACAATGTTGCAACTCAAGCGTCCGACCTAAACGACAAACTGAATGTGGCAATCCCGGAACTTGAAACCGCTGTAGACCTTTTGAACGAGTACGTTGACTTTATCGACAAACTTGGAACTATAGCAGGGTCTGGCGGTACGGTGAATCTGTCAGAGGGCTTGAAGCTCAATTTGAACACTGTCGGTCAGAACATCGTGACTGGCTTTAACGATGGTGTAAAGAGCAAATATTCCTTGGTGCAGACTACAATGACGAATTGGGGAAAAGACGCTCTCAAGTGGTTCAACAATTCTTCCTATGGCGGTGTCAACAAAGAGAAGTTTTCCACCTATGCGAACGACATCGTGAACGGATTCAAGGACAAAATCAGTTCTTCGTATAGCAGTAGCAAAAGTAGTATCACTACTTGGGCTACCAACGTCAAGAACTGGTTCACACAGTCTTCCTATGGCGGTGTCAACAAAGACACATTTGGCAAGTATGCCAGTGATGTTGTGAATGGATTTAAGAATGGTATTGTCAGCCAGTCAGAAAGCGCAAAGAGCGGAATGACTACTTGGGCGAATAATACTAAGAAATACTTCACAGACATTGTGTCTTACAGCACTTTCTATAGCATTGCGAAAGATGTTATAAAAGGGTTTAACAATGGTATCAACGATTACTACGACACGACCCTTCCTTATATGAGGAAATGGGCAAGAGAAGCAGAAGCGGCTTTCAAGAGTGAGCTTGACAGTAACTCTCCTTCCAAGGTGTTTGAGAGAATCGGTAATGATACCGTTATCGGTTATAACATGGGTATCGCTTCTCTCGGTAAGACCACGAAGGGTGTTGTAAGCAGTTGGGCGGATTCCTTCACCAGCGTAAGCCCTGTAATGAGCTTTGCAGTTGATACCTCGGCTCTGAGATACTACAGCAGTGACTCCTTTGCCAAGGATATTTCCGCCGATGTTACCAGCAATAGGTCTTACTCTATCACTGGTTTCAAGGAAGGTATGGAGGAGTTCTACAGAGAGTACATCGAACCTACGATGGCTCAAATGGCAGAGGATATGCGTAGACAGGCAGACAAGAAGGAGCAGACAATCGTTCAGATTGGAAGCACTACAGATAATCTATAGGGTGATTGATTCCCACTCTCCGGGAATACCGATTGGGAATTACACTTCACCTTGGTTTGCAGAGTTCTACTTGCAACCGCTGGACAACTACATCAAGCAGGAGCTTGGTGTGAAGCACTACATTCGTTATGCTGACGATTTGGTGCTTATCGGCAATAACAAGAAGAAACTACGCAAGGCAATGTACGGAGTCATTGACTTCGTGAATGGATTGGGTCTGACTGTGAAGCATGACTACCAGCTCTACCGTATTCAACGAAACTGCAAGGACAGGAAGCACCGCAGAGGTAGAAAGATTGACTTTGTGGGTCGTTGCTTCGGTATCAGAGTTACCACGATTCGCAAGAGACGTGCTTTGGCACTCATGAGACAGAGCAGATTCATTCAAAAACTACAGCGGCAAAACCGCCCTGTGTCGTACAGAATAGCTTCCGGGTTCTTATCTCGAAGTTCCTGTTTCAAACATACTGACTCCAAGGCTATGAAGGAGAAGTATTACGACACCGTAAACATCAAAAAGTTGAAGGAGGTAATCAGCAATGAGAGTAAAAGGAAATGTCTCGCCCAATGTGCTTGACATCGAAAGCTACCGCCCTATTCCGGGGTATGTTGAAGCAAGGCTTCGTGAGAACATCAATGAGGTAACTGTGGTCGATGAAATGACCGAACAGGAAATCAAGATGTTCGAATATGACGAATACACTTTCGTCATTCGTAAGCGTGAGGGCTTGCGTGAGGACATCGAAGCAAACATGGCTGACTGGCTGGTGACAGGCAGAACGCTCGAAGTCAACGAGGGAGCAAGTATCATACAGGATATGAAAGCGGCTCTCGAAATTATGGGGGTGAATGAATAATGGCACAGTCTTATATCGAAAATGCAAGAGCAATCAGAGAAGCAATGGACTTCGCAGGAGCTACTCTCAGTGAGGAAAATGCACTGGTGTGTGTACACCTCTACCGTCCTTGGTCTGTCGGTGTCACCTACAAAGTGAACGAGTATCTGACCTATGGAAAAAACTCTGTTGGAGACCCACAGCTTTATAAGGTGGTGCAAGAACACACCTCTCAAGCCGACTGGACTCCCGACATCGTTCCTGCTCTTTTCACGGCTATAGGCTTGGACGAAGAAGGTTATCCAGTGTGGTCTCAGCCCACAGGAGCGCATGACGCTTACAACAGAGGAGACATTGTGGACTACAACGGTGTCCTCTATGAATCCCTCATTGACGGTAATGTCTATTCTCCCGACACCTATCCTGCCGGGTGGAAAGAGTATTCCGTATAACGGTAAGGAGGACAGGATATGGTTTCAGAGACAACAATAATCGTAAGTATCATCGGTGCTGTGTTCGCAAGTACAGGGTTTTGGGCTTTCCTCACAGCAATGATTCAGAGGAGAGACAGAAAAGAAAGTGCGGAAGCACAAATGCTCAAGGGTCTCGGACACGACAGGATTTGCCACCTCGGCTCGTGCTACATACAGCAGGGGTACATCACGAAGGACGATTACGAAAACCTTCATGACTACTTGTTTGTCCCTTACAAGAAACTCGGCGGTAATGGCACGGCAGAAAAGATTATGAAAGAGGTGGACAAATTACCGCTTAGAGAAATGGAGGAATAAAAATGGCTTACACAAACAGTTCTTTGGTAACGTACAAGCGGCTCACGAACAATCGTACAAGCCCTCGTAACCATGCGATTGACACAATTACAATCCATTGCATTGTCGGGCAGTGGACGGCAAAACAGGGCTGTGACTACTTTGCCACGACTGATAGGCAGTGTTCCGCCAACTATGTCGTAGGTAAGGACGGTTCTATCGGACTGTCTGTCGAGGAGAAAGACCGCTCTTGGTGTTCCTCCAATGCCGCAAACGACAATCGTGCAATCACCATCGAAGTAGCAAGCGATACTTCTCACCCTTATGCCGTTACCGACAAGGCTTATGAAGCCCTCATTAAACTGGTGGCTGACATTTGCAAGCGTAACGGTATCAAGAAGCTCCTGTGGAAAGCGGACAAGTCTCTTGTCGGACAGGTGGATAAGCAGAACATGACTGTTCACCGCTGGTTCGCCAACAAAGCGTGTCCGGGTGATTATCTCTACAACCGCCACGGAGAAATCGCTGAGAAAGTGAACGCTATTCTTGGAGGTTCTTCCGCAGGAGAGGATAAGGAGACTCCTGTCACTACGGCTACGTTGTATCGTGTCCGTAAGACATGGGCTGACGCTAAGAGTCAGAAGGGTGCTTTCAAGAATCTGTCTCTCGCAAAAGCCTGTGCCGACAAAAATCCGGGGTATTCTGTGTTCGATGAAAACGGCAAGGTAGTTTACTCCAACAGTGTATCTCAGACGGAAGACGGAGTGTTCACACCTTACAAGGTGAAGGTAACTGATTCTGCTCTCAATATTCGCAAGGGAGCTGGCACAAATTATGCTGTAAGCGGAGTTATCCGGGACAAGGGTGTCTACACCATTGTCGATGAAGCAAACGGCACAGGAGCTACGAAGTGGGGCAAGCTCAAGAGCGGTGCTGGTTGGATTTCTCTCGATTACACAAAGAGGTTGGTATAGTGAGAACGAGATACAGGCGCAGGAGAAAAGAAAAATTGGAGTTCTCGAAGAAGATACTTATTTTTGCGGCAATCGTGAATGTGGTCGTAATTGTATTCACTCTCGTTATGGTGTGGAGAACTTGCGACCTGTCACCGCTGGCATATCTTATCCCGGCAGTTGCCGCAGAAACCGCAACAGGCACAGGATTCTATTACGCAAAGGCAAAGGTAGAAAATCGTATTAAGCTCATGAAGCAAAACAAGGTAGAATTGACCGAAAATTCTTTCAACGAAACAGGAGGATATTAACATGATTGATTTGACTCAGATTATCACCGCAGTAATCACTCTGATTCTCGCTTGCGTCTCCGCTTTTCTGATTCCCTATCTGAAAAGCAAGTTCAGCGCAGAGCAGTTCTCCAACATTATGATGTGGGTGAACATTGCCGTGGAAGCGGCTGAAATGATTTATGTGGGTGCTGGCAGAGGTGAAGAAAAGAAGCAGTACGTCATTGACTTTTTGAACAGCAAAGGCTTCACCCTCAACACCGCAGAAATCGAAAACCTTATCGAAGCGGCTGTGCTGGAATTGAAGCTGACGCAAAAAGAGGAAGCAAGCGTTTAGCCTACTTCCTCTATATGCACAACAAATCCGAAACAGTGTTTTACGAAAAATAAAGAGTTCGGATTTGCACCTTTTGGTGGACCCGAAGGGATTCGAGCCCTCGACCTCTCGGATGCGAACCGAACGCGCTCCCAGCTGCGCTACGGGCCCATACTTTGCTCGGCCTTAGTATTATAACACACTTTTCAAAAAAGTAAAGAAAATATTTGTTGATTATATTGCTGATCTGAGTTATAATATTTTCGCGGCTTTTGACAAGGCTGCACTAGTTGGGGAGCCAGCGGTGCCCTGTAACCTGCAATCCGCTACAGCAGGAATGAATTCCCAACATAGGATCTGTCATGTGTCGTCTGACACCGGTAAGCAGCGTTGACGAGCCGGTCTCGCGCAACGGAAACCCGTGAAC